ATTGGGCGAAGACAAAACAAAAAGCCGTCGAACCATACAACCTAAGTGATTTCCCGATCGGCACCGGGTACTGGTCTCGCGCCAACCCGGAACTTTGTTTATTGGCAACGCGCGGATATCCAAAACGTAGGTTTGCCGATGTTCGCAAGTTGGTTGTCGAGCCGCGTCGCGAACACTCCCGTAAACCAGACGCAATTTACAAACGTATCGAAAGACTTTGCCCTGGACCGTACCTAGAGTTATTTGCTAGAGTACATCAACCGGGATGGGACGCTGTTGGTTTGGATTTGTCAAATGGCATCCAACCCCGTCGCTGGCATTCCGATGCCAGAGAATTCTACGACGATGACCAGCAACCAGACTAACTAGTTATCCTATACAAGGAAACGAAAATGGCCGACGATGGCATGCTGTCCGGGTCATTGCAGGAAACCATCGTCGCGGCACTCGTCTTCAATACCGATGGGCATACCCGCATCACTTCAAAACTAGCCGATCTGAATTGGTTCGAAGACCCGTACAGGGAGATCATTGAGCGGGTGCTCAAACATTGGCGAGCAAATGGTGAGGCTCCCGGCGAGGCGCATATCGCCGATGTCTTCGATTTTGTGTTGGATGACCAACAACACAAAAAGCACAATCTCTACAAAAACATCATGGATCGGATCGCCCGCCTCAACCAAACTCTCAATACCCACTATGTCTACAACCGGCTGTTTGAATTCGCGCGACGGCAGAACTTGAAGCGGGCGATTTTCGAGGCCGGCACAATTCTCAGTCAGTCAACGGAACCGGAGGATTACGACAAGGTCGAGGCGATCCTGGCCGGCGTTTCGAACTTCCAACGCGACCAGTACGATTTGGGGTTCTCGCTGGCGCAGACCGATCGCTCATTGCGGTTCCTCGATAACGACAACAACACAGACCGGTTGACATTGGGCATCAGGGAGCTTGACGAGGAGGGGATCGGCCCCGGTCGCGGCGAGTTGTTTCTTATCATCGCGCCACGGGGGCGGGGCAAGTCGATGATGCTGCACCATATCGGTCGCCGCGCGATTGACCACATGCAATGGAACGCACTACACATAACCTTGGAGAATTCGGCGGAAGCCACCGCACAACGCTACTTCCAAAGCAGTTTCGCCTTCGCGACCAGAGACAACCCGGACAGCATCACTGTCATAAACAAAGACGAACAAGGCCGAGTGGTCGAGTTCCTGCGCAAGAAGAATAAGGCGGTTGTCCTTCTCACCCGCGACGAACAACGCCAATTCATAAACGAACAAATAAGAATGCTGGAAGACCGCAAGGACGGCACCAACATACAAAAACTCAAATTGCTGCGGATCAAGGAGTTCCCGACCGGCGATCTGACTTACCAGAAACTGGAAGCGTTCCTCGATCATCTCGAAACCATCGAAAACTTCGTCCCCAGCATCATCCTGTTGGACTACCCTGATTTGATGAGTTATGACCGGCGGTACGACCCGCGTTACGGGATCGGTCAGCTTTACCAACAACTGCGCGGGCTGGCGGTTAAACGACACATTGCGATTGTCGCGGTATCGCAGTCGAACCGTGAAGGCGAAAACGCGAGACTAGTAGAGAGCTATCACACCGCTGAAGACATAAGCAAGATCGCGACAGCCGACTATGTATTGACTTACAACCAGACCAAGCAAGAACACGAACTCGGTGTCGCGCGTTTGTATGTCGCCAAGGCGCGAAATGAGCGGCAGTGGTTTACCGTACTGATCTCGCAGAATTATGCGGCGGCGCAGTTTGTGGTAGAGGATTCCGCCCGAATGACAAAACGGGAAGCCTACTCCGACATATTGGACAAGGCTGTAATAACCCCTGTCGAAGGTGAAACAACGGAGGTGGACGATGCCGGAATTGCCAGATGACGATCCCCGCATGGATGAATTCATCAACAGAATAGTCCATTCAAATGTGAAGTATGTCGGTCGCGGTTTCGACAAGTTCACGATCCAGCAACTGCTGGAAGAGGTCGAGGCGCACCGTACCCACTTCAAGCAAAAATACGGTTACGACGCACCCAAGATGGTCGCGTTGGTGTTGCCCACCAGCCGGTATATCGGCCTGTATCGCGCCGATCTGGAAACCCGCGACATTCAGATGATGTTGTTGAACATGCTGCGTGAATTTGCGGTGCGGCAAGTACCGGTCGATAAACGGGAACTAGCCTACGCACTATCCCAAATCTGGCCTAACTACGATCCGGCGATCGAGTTCTTCTCGGCTGACGGTCAGGCTAAGGGAGCATTCATCCATTGATAAACTCCCCTTGCGTCATCCAGTTGACCCGGCGTCGCCGCGACTATGCGGTGGTGCCGGAATTGTCGGGGCGATACCTGTGTCACTACGACCCGCGCCGCGACTTTGAGGACAGCTATTATCTCAGTGTCACCGACGCACGGGACGAAGCCAAGATATTCGCCAATGGGAGTGAGGCAATGCGATACTACTTGCAAATCTGCCCAACCCCGATCTACTATACTTCGCATGATCATGTGTCGCGACCGCTCGCCGACGAGTATCTAATCGAGATTGTGTATTTGCCGATCACCAATTCGTGAGGCATGCTGATGGCTAGTCTCTGGGACCGGCCCGAATTCCAAAATGCCAGAAGGATAAACGACATGGCCGATATGGAAGCTATCTATGCCTGGACCGAAATCGATGATGGTGGAGATGAAGGCATTATCTTTGCAGCCATCCCAATAATTGGTATAAGCGGCAATCTGCAACACCGTCGCCTGGATATTGTCGTAAAGCATTTTCGGCCAATTGCCATAGAACATGCGAGAGTCACCGGACATACGGTACGTCTGGTAAAGTTTGCCCGCAGCGAAACATTAGATACCTTATGATCTCGCCATTAGCCATCTCCGACTACCTCAATCGGGAAGCGGATGATTTCCGCTGGTTGAAGACGTTGCCCGATGCACAGTTGGACGAGTGGCTGTATTCGATCAAGCCGACACCAAAATTCAAGGAACCATTAAACCGGGCGCAGAAAGTCGGGTTTATACTCGGCGTCGCCCACAAGCAATTCGTTTTTCATTTCGAAATGGGAACCGGCAAGTCCCGCCTCACGCTTGAACTATTAAAATGGTACATCGAGAACGGCTACATCGATCGTGCTCTCGTCCTCGCCAATGCCGATACCGTTGTACAAGGTTGGCAGGACGAAATACTGCGGTGGGATATCGGGCTGCCGTTCAAAATATTGTTGGGTAGTAGTGCCGCCAAATGGGACATGCTGGAGAGTTTCAATTTAGGGATTGCGGTGGCAACCCATGTCGGGTTCGCGACGATGGTCAGTGAACTGGTCCCGTCGCGAACCGGTAAAAGCGACCGGCGATACAAGCCGGTGCGGGAACATGTCGATTACATGCGCAAGAAGTTCGGCGCGGTTGTCATAGACGAATCTACGAGGGTTGGAAATAACAAGACCTTGGCTTTCGAGGTATGCAAGCAAGTAATGCAATCGGCAGATATCCGATATGCGCTTGCCGGTCGTTTGTTCGGGCGCAACCCGATGCCGGTTTGGGCGCAATTTTATCTGGTGGACGGTGGCGACAGCTTCGGCCCGACATTGGGTTTGTTCCGCGAAGTGTTCTTTACCGCCAAACGCGGCTATTTCGGCGGGATGGAATACACATTCAACAAGAAGCGCGAACCCGAGTTTCAACGGTTTCTCGGACACCGGTCGATTTACTTCGCAATTGACGAGGTGACCGACCTCCCCGAATTGGTCAAAGTAAGAAAACATTGCATGTTCCCAGAGGACACATTGCGGTATTACCGCCGCTGCGTCGATGAGATACTCCATTCGAAAGGCAACTATCGGGAAATGCAAAACGCATTCTTACGGATGCGCCAGATCAGTTCCGGGTTTGTCGGAGTGATCGATGACGAGGAGGGGGAGACAACCGAGATCGAGTTCCCGGAGAACCCGAAGCTCGACTTGCTGGTCGAACTATTGCAGGAACTGCCGGAAGGAAAGAAAGCGGTCGTATTCCACGAATTCAAATGGTCCGGTAGGCAGATCGCCAATGCGTTGAAAAAGGCCAAGATACCATTCGGGCAATTGAATGCCGAGACCAAGGATTGGGACCGGGTAAAAAACAAGTTCAACAACTCCGACACCGACAATATTCTGGTGGTGTCCTGGCGCAAGGGTGGCTACGGTCTCAATTTGCAAGCTGCCAGTTATATGTTCTTTTTTGAAAGTCCGGTTGGCTCTATCGACCGGGACCAATGCGAGCGGCGGATTTGGCGACAGGGACAACGCAACCGT